CTCCAAAGTTGAAGATGCCTTTGGTCGTCTTGCTTCCCTCGCTCCCGCTGATAAGCCCACGGGCAACCGCATCGGCAAGGACAATGTTTTTAACTGGCCGAAGAACCTTATCGTTCAAAAGATTCTGGTATCGGCGGAAGGTGCGCCCTGCCTGTTGCATCTCAAGGCGAGCAGTTGGGCCGGACATTTGAGAAGGGTCAACCGCAAATGAATATGGGATGCCAAGCCCAAGGCAGATGTTCCGCATCAGAACCTTATGAAACTCCATGAAAGCACCAGAGGGACGGCTTGGGCCGTTGGGGAAAACAATATCCTCTCCTGGCTCAAGGTAGGAAATTTTACCAGACTCAATGGATTCAAGCTTGATTTGGTTCCCATTGAAATCCTCATCATTTGAAAGGGTGGAAAGGTCGGAAGCATTGTTGTTGTTGCGCTTCACGATTGCGCTCTGGGTGCTGGCGACCTTCGCGCTCATCTTCTCAAACCCGGTCAGTTCGTGAATGTCTGTTGCATCATTGATGGCGGTGTGAAAGGCCGAGATTCCGCGATATTGGTCAATGCGAAGCGGGTCGAAAAGGTGGAAGGCTTGGCTTGCGGAAATAGTGGCTTGGTAGGTGTAATAATCCCCAATGCTACGATTGAACACATCGTAGGCGGTGGGTGCGCCCGTGTTGCGGTCAATATGAATACCGCCGATTAGCTCAAGGCTTGTGTAGGTTCTGTAAGGATCGCCCAACCGATCCGCCTCGATGCCTTGAAGTTTTAGGTTGTTGTCGTTGTCCCTTGCCAAAAGGAAAAGAAAGTCGCCATCCCTTAACATGGACATCACGGCAACTTGCATAAGGGTTGAGCCTGTGTGCCGTCCTGTGATGTCGCATTTATCCCACCATTCCGCCCAATATGCCTCGATGTCTGAATTGATTTGCGGGTTCAGAGTCCTTGCTTGATAGCTGATTGACCCTGCCACATGACCAGCAAATTTAAGGAGGAGCGAGCGAACTAGGCCGACATTCTCGGCCAAGTCCCGCGCCCTCTTCATCAGTTCTACCCGATCATAGTTCGAGCGATAATCTTCAGCCCCGGAAAGAGAGCTCGGCCCCCTGCGTTCCCGTGTGTACTTTACCGCATCGTATTCAAACTTGGTCAGCTTCTTTCTGGCAATAAGACGCTCAACAGCCTTCTGGGGATTGATGAAGGCAACCGCCTTATCAATCAAATTCAATTCGGTCTTTTTCATGGGCCAAACTTAGCGTAGGTGGTCAGCGTCCTCGTTCCATCGGCAAGCTTAATGGCATAGGTAAGTTCTTCAAGCGTATTGCGAACTTCGGTAAGATTGGCCCGGCTAAAGGATCGCCCCCCAATAGAATAGGAAACTCCGGCCACCGCAATCGCCTCGAGACAAGAAACATATTTGTCCCGCAGAGAAGTTAGGGTGGCAACAGGCAAACCAACAAAAGAACCCTGTGCCATAAATCAAAAGTTGTGTCAAAGGCTACTCTTCAATGTTTTCTGCCAAATCCGCAGGGGTGACTTTAAGCCTTCCATGCAGAGCCGCCCCCACGATGTTCATGCACTCTGCATCCATTAAGTGATTATTTTTGCCTACTTGCTTCCAAACCATGCGCTCCCTGCCTGTAAGGGGATTCTTCACCCTAACCTTGGCCTCTGCGTTGATATGCTCAAAATAGACTAGGGGAGTATCCTCGGCTACCCATCCCTCTGTTTTTAGGAAGTTTGCCAAGATGTCCTTGATGGCCGGGTTCGACCAACGCCACACAGGGCAGAGCTTCCATTTCCAGCCATCCTTCGACATGGTTTGCTTGCCGCTGAATGGGTCTCCGTTGGCGATTCTGGCGTATGGGCGTTGAACTTTGGCATTGCCCACAATCTCAGAGAAGCTGGCCTTGTCGGAGCCTACAAGCGCAATCCAGCCATTCTTACAACAATTCAAATAAACATCTCTAGTCTGATCCCCGGAATCACAAAAGACAGCGGCGGCTTTAACTGAAAACTCCTCGGCCTTCGCTTGGATGTCGCCCCAAGTCTCAAGCCTTCCAGCCCAAACAAGCCGAGATTTTCCTTCATTATCCCAAGCCCTAACGATTGACCAAGCATGAAAGCCCCCTGCCTCTTGGATGTCGCAACTCATTACAGGGAACTCGCCCATGCGAATCTCGCCCATCTTGTAGGCTCCGGGCTTTATGTCTATGCGCTCTGTTTCATGTTCGAGCCAAGGCTCTGCTAGGATTCGATTCACGAAGTCCTGCAATCCCAAGATTCCGTTTTTATCTTGTAGCCATTTCACCGCTAGGCTTCCGAAAGTCACCCAAGGGGCATAGAGGCCATTAAGGTGATAGCTTCTTCGATTGGGTTCTCCCTTGGGATTGGTTACAATCCATTCCCCATCCCGAAGCATCTTGGTCTTTTGCCCGTCCCGAATCTGTCCCTTGCACTCTACGCACTCATAAAAGGCTGATGACTTCACAAGGCCGAAGTCCCATTCCGTATCGCTTAATTTTGCGGTCTGATCCCATTTTACTTGCTCCCAAATTAGCTTTTGTTTGTGTCCGCAATGAGGGCAGGGAACAAAATAAAACCGCATATCTCCCTTCAACCATTCCGCCCATATAATTGAGTCTGCGGTTGTGGGGGTGCTAGTTGAGATGATTAGATGGTTTGGATAGGTGGCAACCCTGGCCTCTGCCAACTGCAACGCTCCGGCCTCTTTCGATGAGGAGCCATCGGAAAATTTGTCCACCTCATCGAGCATAAGAAGCGAGACTGATCGGCTTGAGAGATTCGCTGGACTATTCGACCCAACAAACCATAACGACATTTTCTGGAAGTGTTGTTCTAGGATTTTGATTTTGTCTGTATCAATCGGTCTTTCCTTTGCCAAGGAAGGGCAATCATCCACCATCGGGAGCCATCGGGTTTCGCTGAAGCTTCTAGCCAGTTGCTCGCTAGGCATTACCCACAAGGCGGGGCAAGGTCTTTCCGCCAAACGATACGCTAACCCAGCAAGGATCGTGGTTGTCTTGGATGTCTGCGCTCCCCAAACCAAAGTCACCCTGCGGATTGAATCATTCCCAAAAGCCTCTAGCGGCTCTTTTACATAGGGCGTGAGCGTGGTTGAATATGGGCCGGGTATGTTTGTAACCCTAGCCGAGAGGGTGAGATTGGCCTCGCACCATTCTGGAATGGAAAGTTTTTTCCTTGGGACAAACAAGGATTTGATTCGTTCCTCTGTTTTCATTCATCTTAAAAGCATATAGCCCTTGGCATAGGCTTCCATTGGGTTTTTATGAATCCAATCATGGCAAGCCATACAGATTGCCATAAAATACTCCTTTTCATTTAGTCTTGCCCCAAATCGCCCTCGCTTATGGTGAATCTGCGTTGCTTTCTTTCCACAAATTTCGCAAGCTGGGTTCTGCTCCAAATACCATTCCCGAAGCCAAGTGTAGGCACGATTTTCCCTTGCTCTTTTCTTGGAGACTGGCCGAAGCCTTCCGCCCCTTTTCAATGGGGTTTTTCTTTTAAGTGGGGAGCGCTTCATTCGCTTAAAGAAAGAATCACACAACACAGCGCAAAGAAGCCAAGAAAAATCACAAGCGGATCGCTCATTTGAAAGCTCCTTCTGCCTTTTGAATTGCCAGGAATATCTGATTCACTCCATCCTCGATGGCTTGCTTTGCACATTCTGGGTCGCTTGGGTTTGCCCTTGAACAGATGCTTGCTGGCATTGCATCCAATAATGCACGAATCCCGCCAAGGTATTTCGTGAAAGTTTCTTGAACTTCGTCAGCCGAAAGTGTTTGTCGAAGATGAGCTTGCTCCTCATTGTGATCTATCTCGGCTTGGCGAACGACTTTCTGCGCTCGCTCGTAAGCATGAATGGCGGCTCTGGTAGCAATCGGGTTTGATTCTTTCGCCGCTCGCACCATAAGCCTAAATGCCGCAACCTCCATCCGTTGCGCCCGAAGGAGCCTTCCCAGCGTATTAAGAGCGGACAAGTCCTCATCAGAAATACTTTGAGATTCTGGTTCTTCTGATTCTGGTTTTAATGGGGGCGGGGTTCTTGCGATGGCTTGTTGGTTTTCCATCCTCCACCTCATCGCATCGGCTTCCGAGGTCAATGGCATCCCCCTCGCCACCATCTTTGAGATTTGGCCTTTCGACATCCCCCACTTTTCCACAAGCTCTGTTTGCCTTATCATTCATTATAGCGGACGGCCACAAGCCTCACATTTTTCCCCGCTGTCTCCAAGTTCTTTTTCTTCTGGTTTTGTTTGTTCCATCAGCTCGCCTAGCTCATCAGCCCCAAATCCTGTAATATCCAAGTCGATCTCCCCCGTGTCTAGTTCTTCGATTAGGTCTTTGAGGGCTGGTAAATCAAATTCTCCGCTTAATTTGTTTAGGGCAATGTTGGCCGCTTTTTCTTGAGCCTCATCTAGCCAAACAGCCCAAACTTCAACTTCCTCTTTTTGAAGTGCTGAATAGCACTTTAGCCTTTGATGGCCTCCAACAATGTTCCCGGTCTTGGCGTTCCAAGTGATCGGCTGAAGATTCCCCAGTTCGCTCAAACTTTTCGTGAGCCTTCCCAACGCATCGGAAGAAATTTTTCTTGGGTTGTATGAAGCTGGCTGGAGCTCGCTGATTTTTTTTGTGATAAGGCAAGGGTATTTCATTGGTTCTTTAAACTTACAAAAGTTTTTCCTTTTCTAACTTTGTTTCCATTAAGGTTTTACAGGAAACTCGCACAAAATGATCGCGCGGGGAACC